TAGATTATTCAAGAAAATACGGTCGGCATATTCTTTGTCTTGAAGGGTTGTACCTCGGCTGTACATATAGTCATGGATATTGCAGCACTCGGTTATATTTAACCCCCATATTGAGTCAGGGACTAGCCAGCCTCCTAATCCCTTTGAACCGCAACCATTGCATAGCCGAGACTTTTCAGAAGCAGAGAGAGCCGTGAAGCCCTCCGGTTTAAACAGTGTCATATATTTTATCCAAAAAAAACCCCCATATTTCAGGGGGTAGGTTTAAATTACTTCTTCTTCTTCTTTTTTAACTTTTTATATGCATATTTTTTACCATTTAAAATCGGCATTTTTTGTCCTTTTTTTAAGCATTTAACGCATCAATCTGAGCTTGTAGTCTGGCAATCTCAGCTACTTTAGGGTCAACCCAGCCTTCTACTTCTGCCCATGTGCCATCAGAAAATGTGTAGCGCCCACCCATCCAGTCAGCTGGTGGTGTTACGCCGGTGTAAAGAGTAGAGTTAGTTGAATTTAAATCTCCTATCACAAAGTCAGGACAGACAATGTTAGTGCCTGTCACTTCGATTGCTGTTGAATCGTCAAAAATATAAGCAGATACACCGCTTTCGTTAGTAATTGTTTTCATGTTATTTATTTCCTTTGATTAAAATTGATGTTGCTGACATAGCCCGACCTGCTTCTACAGTGACAGTACCCGCTGATGTTCCCAGCGTACCGTTATCTTGCACAAAATAGGTGCTGCCTACAGTTAAACTGGTTTGATTGGTTGATACGCCACCTTGCACAGCAACCGTAGCTGTATCGCCACTTGCGTATGCCTTGTCTGGTATTCCTATGAAATTCGTAGCTGTTAGGTTGGTGGTATTTATTGTGCCGGACAAATTGCCCAAAATACTACTTCCCACAGGCCCAGTCGCGTTATTAAAGGAAACGGCAAACTTTCCAGAATTGTTGGAATCGAACGCTAGGCTATTATAGTTAGCTCGAACGGGATTATATATATAAGAAGCCCCCACGTTTATCGTGCTTGACGAAACGGTGCAAACTGTAGCTGTTCCTTTGTTTGCATCACCGTTATTTCTGTACGCAACGACAAGCTGATTAGCCGTGTTTGGATTATAAGAAACAGAAGTAAAAGTAACATTGTTCCCTTTAATCGTTGCTGCCGAGCCAAATGATAAATTGGTGCTTGAGCGCGTGGCAATTACTCCTTTCAAAGCACTGCTTGATACAAACAGAATAATAAGTTTGTTTGCGGTGTTTTTGTCAAAAGAAAGTTGATTGGTCTGAGATCCACTAATTGAGGCGCTGCTATATATAGCAACAGAGCCATATGAGATAGTAGAGCCTGACACAGTGCCTACTCTTGATTTTCCTTTGTTTGAATCACCACTGTCTAGATAAATTACTACAAAAACATTACTATTATTCGGATCGGCTTTCATTTGCACCTCATACGTTGAACCTGAATTGAACGCATATTCAGAGCCATATGAAATATTTGAGCCTGACACAGTTCCTACTATTGCCGTCCCATACTCAGAGTTACCACTGTCTTGATAAGCAATCGCGAATTTGTTAGAGGCGATAAAATCAACACTTAATTTATCAGCAGTAGAGGCACTATTGAAGACCGAGGGGCTTCCAAATGTCAGGGCATTGTCACCCGCGATAGCTCCCATTATTGCTGTACCGTAATTGGAGTTTCCTTGATCCATATACGCCGCTACAAATTTCGTCGGATTGCTTGGGTCAAACCTCATTGCTATGTGGTACGATGCCGCCGACTCAAAGACAACAGGCGTACCAAAAGATATTGACGAACCGTTAACCGTTCCAACCACGCAAGTTCCGTAATTGCTATTACCCCCGTCCCTATAGGATATTACGAGTACGTTTGTTCTGGTAGGGTGGAACTGACTAGCAACGTCTTGTGCATCTCCACTGTCAAAATTAACGGGGCTTGAAGTTTCGGGGATCACCACTCCGCTACTAGGGGTGAGTCCAACAGCAGTCACACTTCCGTTGGAGTTTAATATAACTGCTTGGCCATTAGGTAGCGTTCCAGAAGCAACAAATTCTGCTGTTTTGCCCCCAGCTCCTGAAGGTAAAAGTTCAGATAAGTTACTCACGCTGTAAACTCCAAGTTGATGCTAGTGGATGATAATGCTCGACCAATTCGCACTGCAGGGGCAGCTGATACAGTACTTATCGCGCCATTGGCTTGCACGTAATAGACTGAATTAACGGTTAAACTAGATAAATTAGTTGTTGTTCCGCCTTTGATTGTCACGCTGCCAGTAGCGGAATTTGCAATAGCAGCATCAGTTACTCCAATAAAGTTTGTAGCAGTAAGATTAGTGGAGATTGTGTTAATTTGTCCTAGTACGGCTGCACCCATGCTATTACCTGCGCTGGAAAACCCTGTAACAAACTGACCGCTAGTGTTGGGATTAAAAAATAGAGATGGGTAGGTAGACTCAGTAGATTCTAAAGTGCTTTTACTGCCATAGGTAATGCTAGTGGATGAAACTGTTCCAGCTATTGCTGAAAGAGGGTATACGCCAGCGTTTGGTGCGTCTCTAAACGCAATAGCCAGCTTGCCATTATTATTAGGGTCATAGTCTACCGACAATCGGTCTGTTACCGCTGAGTTGAACACAAATTTACTAGAGAAAGACAATGTAGTGCCATTTACAGTTCCTATATTACACGTACCATAACTCCCATTGCCTCCATCATAGTATGCCACCACAAATCTGTTTTCAGTGTTTGGATCAAAAGATGAATCAACGTGTTGGGATACGGCGTTGTTGAACATAACGGGTGTTCCATAGCTAATGCTCGTTGATGAAATTACCCCAACTACTGATTTTCCTTTGTTTGAATCGCCAGCATCTTTATAGCTTACGACGAATTTGTTCTCAGTGTTAGGATCGAAGGCTATAGAATTAAAAATTGAATTACCGCTTTCAAAAGTAGCTTCAGAGCCATAGCTTATGCTTGTCCCTGACACCGTTCCTACCTTAGACCTGCCAGCAGCATCAAGATCTGAATAAGTGACCACGAATCTGTTGGCAGTGTTGGGATCAAAACCAATACACAGTTCACGGGTATTTGCTGAGTTAAACGTCACTGCTGAGCCGTAGCTTACGGTACTGCCGGACACGATTCCAACCTTGGAGTTGGCTTGACTCGAACTTGCTCTATAAACAACGACAAACTTTCCTGCGGTGTTGGGATCGAACGCCACCCATGAACCATTGTTTTCGACTGAGCTGAAAACATAATCGCTCCCGAATGATATGCTATTCCCACTTATAGTCCCTACAGCTATTCGACCGTAGCCCCCAGTCCCCCCTGCATAGGCGATTATGAACTTATTTGCATTATTAGGATCCATGCTTACGCAAGTCCTATATATCACACCTGATTGAAAGCTCGATACGCTTCCAGAAGGAATGCTTTCTGCTGAACCAGAGCCAGTAATAGCGGTTACAGTACCGTTAGTATTTAATATAACGGTCTGTCCATTACTTAAAGTAGCAGAAGCTACAAAATCAACTTGCTTTCCGCCAGCACCAGATGGTAATAAATCGCTTAAATTACTCATTATAAATCCACTAAATTTAGTTTGGTTGAGGAAATGGCTTGCCCTATTTTTTGTGCAGGTGAAGCCGAAGCAGTTGTAATAGTTCCATTACCCTGAACATAATAAATAGATGCAGGTGTCAGGCTAGATTGGCCTTTGTTCAGACCTCCCAATACGTTGACTTTACCAGTAGCTCCAGAAGCTATTGCTTCTGCTGAAATGCCTATTAGATTAGTAGAGGTTAAATTGGTGGAGAGTGAGTTCATTTTTCCAACAAAAGCAGTACCGTTGCTTGCGTTAAATATATAAACAAACCTGCCCGCAGTGTTAGGGTCAAAACTTACACGTTGCTGAACTGTTTCTGAGTTGGCATACACAATTGGCGTGTCTACAGTGATTGAGTTACCATCAATAGTCACCGGATATATACGCCCAATTTTAGGTGAAATTCCATCGCCTGTATAACCAATGATAGCTCTATTGGCTACGCTGTCGTCACAAGCTAAAGCTATAACATTACCAGCGTAATTACCAGCCTGTATAGTCACAAGCGCGCCAAAAGAAATGGTGCTACCAGACAGTGCGCCAATAACTGCTTTCGCAACAGGGTCACCGCCAGCAACGCCGTTATTGAACGCAATAATAAATCTGCCTGTAACGCTTTTTTCAAAGGCTATGGAAATTTTTTCACTGGGGCCTGTGGCGAAAACAACTGGCGAACCGTAACTGCTGTTTGTGCCTGAAATGGTTCCACATATGGCAGTTCCCAACTGACTATTACCTAAGTTTCGATACGCTATTACATATTTATTAGATGTATTACGGTCAAACGCTATTGAGGGTTCAGTGGTGTTAGAGGAATTATAAACAACTTCTGTGCCATAACTCACTGAGCTTCCACTGACTGTGCCTACTCGTGAGGTACCGTAAGAAGAATTGCCTCCATCAGAATAAACAACTACGAATTTACCACCACTATTAATGGGATCAAACTTCATGTCTATGTGGGAAGTGGCTCCTGAATTAAAGACTTGTTTAGATCCGAAGCTGACCGAGGTGCCTGACACGGTTCCGATAATGACCGTTCCCGCGCCTGATGAAGCAACATCAACGTAAGCTATAGCCAGCTTGTTTGCAGTATTAGGATCGAACGAGACCTTTACCAGTTCGACGTTAGTAGAACTGAATGTAACTGCACCACCAAAACTGAGCGAGTTTCCACTCACAGTACCGATAACAATTCGACCAGTACTACCTTGGTCAAATTGATATGCAATAGCAAATCTGTTGGCTGTATTGGGATCGAACGCAATCGTTTGGTCATTAACAGTCGTTGACGAGTAAACAACATTGCTACCAGCAGGAATGTCTTGTGCTGAACCAGAACCAGAAACAGCCGTCACACTGCCATTACTATTTAATATAACAGGCTTTGCATTACCTATAGCGCCAGTGGCAACAAAATCAACAACATTCTGAGCGCCTCCTGATGGCAATAGCTCATCTAGAGCCGACACTTAGACACTCCAGCCAATCGTGCCGTTCACATAGATCATTGATATCCTAGCAAAATTTTTATTAAATACAAGATCCGTTGCTGAGCTTGCGATCTTAGAGCCATTACGAGCAACTGTAAATGAAGCAGCTTCAGCATTGCCAGACACATCTTTAATAATAACCCTGTCTCCAGCAGAAGGAGAGGCTGGCAGAGTAAGAGTAACGCCAGCTGTCGTGACGGCATAGTTGCCACCACTAACTAAAGATTGGGAAGTAGAAACGATGGTAGGAGCTTCACTAGGCGCTACAACAGCATTTGTTAATGACCAGCTTGCAGCTGTGCCAGAGCCGCCAATTAAATTCATGTTAATAATAATGGTCGTGCCAGAGTATGAACTGACAATTCCCTGCATAAAATTAGCACTATTAACAGTTGAGGTTGCCCGTACTAAACTACCCTGCGCCCATGCCCTTCCTGTTTCGGCCAGTGTAAATGTTTTATTGCCCAAGCCTATCGCAAGACTTGTTGTTGAAGTGGCTGAAAATGCAGAGCCAGCCTCAATAGCTGCTAATGTGGTTTCGTTGCCTTCAGCCTGCACGCCTAAAGCGTTCAGCGAGTTTACGTAGTCCGTGTCACCGACCGCAAATGTAACTAATGCCATGTTAAGATTCCTCTATTGTTAGTGTGTCTTGGTACAGACCGTTAGTGATTGTTACGTTTTCATGGTTGTTTGTGATCTTGGCTACAAAAGCATAGTCTCTTTCTTTGTCACCGCCAGCTTCTGGGAATACGGAAACAAATAAGTCTTTGCGTTTGCCTGACAATCGCATAATTTCTATAAATTTAGGGCGCTCTGATTCTGATAGTGATGAAAGGTCAAAGGAGATCTGTCTATAAACTACACCAGCATCAGTCCTTAGTGTGCCTCCAGCCGTTCTAATTTGCCTGCTCTTGTCAACCCATGAAAGTCCAAGGCCATAATCTGCGTTAGCGGCTGGCGAGAAATAACGACCTAGCATCAATCTCGATGCTTCCATATAAGCATTGGTATTATTGGGATCTGTAATAGTTAGCCTAAACGATAATGCACCAACTGCATCAAACCACATCACACTGTAAGCTAGTGACCAATCGCTAAAGACAGTAGCCCCTAGAGCATCCACGCCCCACTCTAAATCGCCCAGTGATTTAAGCTGAACCGCTAGTGAGGTTGAATCATAAACGCTTGTGCCGCTTTGGTTTGCACCTGCAAAAAGCTCCAGCCTCCAAGTAGCTGTCGCAGATAGGTTATGTCTCCACAGAACTAGGCTGTTCACTATTTGAAGCGAGGTAAGGTTGCCTAAAATTTGCTGTTGAGCAAGGGATGTGGTTCGTGCTATTCGCGCTCTTGTTGGGTCTTGTAAATTGGTAACAGGTAGAGTTGAAACCAGTGCCGGTGATGCAGTCAAAGCAGCCTTATCTGATGGGATAGCCCATACGATTCTCAAATTACTCATAGGGTAAATCTCACTTTAATTTTGTTAGACGATGGCTGTTCATCAAGCCCTACAACAATCACATTTTTTCCGTTCTCAAAACCAAATCTAGGATAAAAAACAGAGATCTCATCTCCTAATTTGATCTCAAAAGGGCCGGTCGAAAAAGTAGCTTCATAAACAAACCTCACAGCATTGTTTAAAGCTAAAACACGAGCCGATTCTGTGTTTGCATTTGCAAGGCCTGCAATAAAAGTGTCTAGCGGTTCAGGTTTAACAGCCAATGGATGAGCAGTGACAATGGATGAATTGTCTGCGGTTGAAATAAGATTATCGCCTTGGTATAAATTTCTGTTTGCTTCATTAACTGATCCAGCTATATTTGTTTGCTTGCTAAAGTTTTTTTGATAGCCAATAGCGGCTCTGGCATAAGGTAAATTGCTGGATATAAATTTAAAGGTATTGTCTAAAACATCATCAGCATCAAAGTAAGCGGAAGGGTTATTAGTCAGGTTATTTAGTTGCCACAAAACCATCTTTCCGGCTCGGTTAAACAGCCAGTAAGCACCCACAGACTTCATCAGTTTATCTATTACGCTGATTAAGTTTTGCCGCGAGGCGATATAAAGGCCAACGGTATAAGGTACGGTAGTATTAAAACTACTAATGGATGCAGTATCTATATCAGCCGCTACTAAGGCTTGACGTTTGGATAGGTATTGAACAATGTCACCTATCTTTGTAAGATATACGCCTGAATCTTTAGCGCCCTGTACATCACAAGTTATAACGCCGGATGGTTGGCTACTCAGAACAAATTTACCGGATGAAAGGCTGGCCGTGAAACTAACAGACACGCCATTATCCCGCACTTGTGTGATGGCGTTTATTTCTCCATCGTGAACCTGATATTGGTGAGTGGAAGCGTTTATTAAAACAGGTGTAATATTAAAAACCTGACCAACGGTAATTGGTATAGGCTTTCCAAACGCCTCACCGCTGGTGTAATAAATATTCTGAGTGTTGATGTTTAATTTTTCGCGCTTATCTCTTACTCTCAGTCTCATTTTGTCGTTATTAACAACTTCAAATGCTTCTGTCACTAATGATGCTATTTGCCTAAAATCATCTCTAGCCCATGTTGGATCTCCAATCAACATGGTCAATCCTCGACCATCCCACGCATCATTTAACCAAGCATCTAGCTCGCCATCATTTACTAAATCAATATCGCCAACCCCAAAGGCCATTCCTACTTGGCTTTGAATGGATGGCACTGAAACAATAAAATCATCATAAACCGTATTAGCTGGCGTATCAGTTGGTAATGATATAAAAGAGTGCGTAGACATATATCGAGTCTTTTCGCTGCTATCGTAGTATTTAGCCTCTACAAGTACAGCCCGTTCTTGATTATCATCTTTTAACCACGTTTGATATTCCGCATCACTAACACTCATCTCACAGCCTGCACGCGATTAGCTGATGATTGAGCATCATTGCTTGAATCGTTTACAGCTTGAGTCGTGCCTTGTACGGCAGCAACTACTCGTATTGCCATTCGCTCTATGGCTTGTTCAATGCTCTTATCAAGGGTTACAGGGATAGTCCTACCATCTGGAAGTGGTACAGCTGCCTCTGCTCCGGCCTCGCCAAAGATTGCTGGTCGATGACTTATTCCGCCTCTGGCAAACATTTTGATATTTGTTTGGTCAAAACCAACATTAGCCGCTTCGGCAGATGATACAAAGTTATCTACTATAGTCTGGCGAGTTGCCCCATTTCTGAGCGCTTCATTCCAGTAGTTTGCACCGCCGATATCAGCCTGTCTTCCAAAGCCTTGTGTATATAGCTGATCTATAAACTGCGCGTCATTCATAGCCACGGATCGTGAGCCATTAGCTTTACCAGCCGCTGTTCCATTTCCACCTTCTAACACAAACTTATCTAGCGCTTGTTCAAGGCTAAGCACAGACGTATTTATAGTTTCTAGCCAATGATTGCTGGTGGCAAGTAAAGAGTACTGCTCGTTTAATTGAGTCACCATTCTATCAGCAGCGGTAGCGGCTCTATCTGACGTTGCCCCAGCCGCTAATAGTGCTTCCTGTACGCTATTAAAATCATCTGTATATGCTGTGCCAGATGCGTTAAACTTCTGACTTTCTTTTAAAAACTCTTCTGATACACTTGCTAAATCAGCCAGAGCATCAGCATCTCCTAATTGTGCACGACTGTTGACACTGTTAAATCTAGCCTCGGCAGCTGCAAATCTTTCAGCGTTTGTTAGCGGTGACAAACTGCTTAATAATAAGCCTTGAGCCGACGCTCTTAAACCATCAGCTAATCCTCTAAATGAAGAAGCTAATCCTTCTTGAGATTCTATCTCGCGTTTGTAGGCATCTATTAGGTTGTTCTTTGCCGTAACCAGCGTTGATATTTTGCCAGTCATTCCAGTGTTTGCTAATTCTTCAACTTGTCTTATTAACTCACCAGCAGCCAACCAATCAACCGTTTGGCTTGCAGATAATCCGGCGCTTAAAGCCTGTTCAAAACTAGCTCTAAAGTTTTGCATTGATAGGCCTAGACCATCAAGCTCGGTAGCTTTTAAGAAGGCATTAAGTTTAGCTGTGCCTTCTTCAAGACTTGCAATAGCTTTTTCTTGATCTGTGTAAAATGTACTAAAATAACCTCTCCATAAAGCCGATGCTGTTTCTGCACCACCAGCCGCTTCTGATAATTCCCTAGCAAAACTAATCATGCCGTCTACTGACTTGTTAAGGGTGATACCCATAATATCTAACGATGATGTCAGGCTTAAAGTTTCAACTGATAGTCTGGAATATGTATCCAGTAACGTTTCATTTTCAGTAGCGTAAGTATCGACGAGAGCTACAGCATCTTGAATGGTTTGCCCTAGTACGCCGCTATCAGAACCAAAAGTACCACTAAATATACCTATCTGATCTTTTAAGTCTTTATTGATAGCCGCAAGAGCAACTGGCAATTTACCAATATTATCTTTGGTTGCTCTAGCATCAAACATGCCAACCAGTTCTTCATCTATTGCGCCAAGAACCATTCTGTATCTGTTAAAAATCGCGTTAAATTGTGGCCCACCTTTGTTGCCATTGTGCTTGCCACTTGCGAAATGCTCCGCATTGTCCAGCGTGTCTTTTATCGCTGCTATTTCATCAGAATCCAAGAAGCTCGCCATTGCATCATCTGCACCTTGAATCATCTTTTGCATACCGGTTAAATCAACGCGGCGACTATTTAAAAATGTTTTTCCAAAAGCAGTATCGGTGAACGCAAAGTTACTGCCATCAGGATCGCTTTGATTTCCGTATTTTGCTATCGCTTCATCCATTGGTAGATTGCCAGTATGGCCGCCAACATTGCTACCAGTTGATATTGCAAACCTTTGAGACGGTTTATCAGGGCCTATCATGCCGCCTAATGCTCCCCCAATTAAACCCCCTACTACAGCGCCTAATGGATTTCCCCCACTAGCCGCAAGGCCAATAGTTGCTCCTACGCTTGCCCCCGCGCCTCCATTTTTACCGAATAACTCTTGACCGATAAGACCAGCAACAAGTGCAACGCCAGTATAAACAAGGTTTGATACCGCACTAGCCCCCGTAAAAGCGCCTCCATTAGCAGCATATGCAGCACTACTAGTTGAGCCTGAGGCCATAAAGTTTCCGGCAGAAACAAAGCCTTGACCGATGGAGTTTCCTGATAACGAGCTAAGATTGGATAGGCTAGACATCATATCCATACCGCCACCACCGCCACCACCACTGGCAGCGTTTGCCATGCCAGAAGCGCCCATCGATGCGACACCTGCAATTCTCATAATGAAAGGTTTGGCGGCAAGTAGAGCCATTTCAGACAGAATGTCTTTGACCATTGCTTTAGCGCTATCGACTAGGTTTCTAAAGACATTGTCACCACCGTCTAGCATTTCACGGAAAGTAGCTTTAAAAGAATCTCCCATGCTGTCGGACATCTCTTGCAGTTTTTGTTGTGCTTTTTCCGCTTCTTGACCAGACAGCTCAAGTGCTGCTCTTTCATCCTCTACCGCAACAATCAAATCTCTAATTGATTTTTGATGAACTTTATTAGTAACCGTTGTCAATTCGCGTAAAGTATTAGCAACTCTGATTTCTGTAGACGTCATTTTTAGCTGTTCTTGCTCTATTTTAAGCAAGGCAATTGTCTTGACGTATTCTGGGTTTAATTTTTCTTGCAGGGCTAACGCATCTTTCAATACTTGAGCCGCTTTTTTTCTTGCGGTTGATAGCTTAGCAACTGCTTCACGCATTTTGTCTAGCGTAAATGTGTTTTTGTGGTTGGTAGTTGCGGCTTCTTTGTTTAAGTGTTGGTAAACTGCAAATCCAGCAGCAGCCAAGGCCATAAGAAGATGGGTTTTATTTAGTGCGCGGCCAAATCTAGTGGCAGCAACTGCGGCAACAGTCATAGCCTCGGACACCAAGACCATTACACCAACAAATCCAGTACCTGCTAAACCTGCCGTCACGAATGAACCTGCAACACCCACGCCATAAGCACCAGCCATAAGAGCAGCCATTTGAGTCGCATAAACCACAGCATCACTATTTACTTTAAGACCGTCTGTTAATATCTGTACACCACCTGTTGTGGCTTGAACCATTGAACGGCCTAGACCTTCAATACTCTCGCCAAATAATTCGATGGAAAGACCTTCGATGGCGCTACCTAATTTTTCAAGGTCTTTATTGAATGTGTCATTTCTTATTTTTTGTTGGTCAAGCGCTGTTGATGTATCTCTAATTGAAACATTTAAGTCTCTAACAGTTTTTGCTTGCCCAATTAATGCCGCTGCTGCACCCGCTGATTCTTCTTGAAAGATCACCATTAATTCAGTAACGCTTAGGTTTTGTATTCCTAAGTTATCTAGCGCACCTGTAATACCTACAACAGACGGCATCAAGGTTTGATCGCCAGTTTTTTCCAGCTTGAGCATAATCGATCTAAGTTTCGTACCCGCATCAGCGCCGACGATTCCAGCTTTTGCAAAGCCTTGAATAGCAGCCGTTGTTTCAGCAAAATCTATACCTAGCGCAGAAGCGATTGGGCCGACGTTTTTCATGGCTTCCGTTACGCCAGCAACCGCTGATGTACCGAATTTTGATGATGCTGCTAATACGTTAATGACTTTCGCAGCTTCGGTAGCTGGAAGGTTAAACTGGTTTAATGCGCTACCTAATGCAGCCGCTGATGAGGTTAGGTCTTCCCCTGTAGCTTCCGCTAAAATTACAGCCTGTTTTGTAACCGCAGCTAGAGCATCTGCACTAGCCAATAGATCAGGCTTGGCACTAGCGATTAACTTAAATGCGTTCGCGGCTTGTGTGGCAGACAGTGACGTTGTAATCCCTATCTGTTTCGCTTGTTCTGCATAAAACTTTAAGTCTTTACCCGTCGCGCCTGTAATAGCAGATAGGTTAGCGATTGACTGCCCAAACTCTGCCGTTTTTGCTATTGCTTTTTGAATACCAGTAACAGCGCCAAAGGCTAGAAATGCACCACCGACTCTGCGCAATGATATAGCGGATTTTACACCTTGTTTTTCTAGTTTATCCAGATTTCTGGTGGCGTGCAGAACACCTTTACTGTCAACTTTTATCCCAAGCGTTGCTATATCCATCTTTTTTTTTACCCTTTGTTGACCGCACTAAGACGCCTGATTGCATTGATTTCAAATGGCGATAGCTCACCGTGTATCTCGGAATATTCTTTCAATTCAAGATAGCTGATCTTTCCACCATCTGAATCATTTAAATCTAAAAAAGCCGACCAGATATAAGCCGTTTCAGGTCTTAATTCTGGAAGGTTTTCAAGTTCTTGTGGCTTTCGCCCTAATGATTTTTCAACTTGCTGTAAATTATCTATCCGGCTGATCTTAGAGCCTTCTTCGTGGCCGTACAGCCAGTATTGAGATTCAGCAAACTCGACTAGTTCTTCAACTAGCCCTTGGTAAAATTTTCACGATCAGCAATAAACTTATCTACTTGATCTGCTATTAACGGGCTATTTTCAAATAATGCCATCAAGTTTTTCTTTGTAAACGGCCATTCTTTTTTCTCGTTCTTAAAGCCGCGCCAGCCAGTGCAAGACTCAACCAGTAAACCAAATTCATCATCGGGAATAGGCTTATTGCTTCGTACTGCATCCAATGCTTTACGTTGACGTTTTCGTTGCTCTGCCCTAAAGCTTTTTGAATCAATACCGATAACAGTGATGTAGCAATCAGTGTCGCTACCGTCGGCTGGATTTACAATCCTACATTCTGCTCCAGCTTCGTGCGCATCGGCTGTGTATAGTTGGTTAATATCCATAATAGTTATCTCTTGTTAAAATGAAAAATAGGCCGCACCACTTGATGCGACCACCTTGGTTTTTTCTTATACTGGGTTTCTTTGGATAAGAATGTTGGTAGCTGTTGTTGTGTCTCTCAACGCTTGAAAATCAAACGTGATTGTCACTGGATTCTCATCCGTCACATCAGGTTGACCGCTGTTGTATTTAATACGGGGCAAATCAAAGAAGTATGTGTTGCCAGCAACGTCAGTCAAAGTAAAATCAATACTTGTTTCTGTTTCATTCACAAACTTATTCAAAAGCACTGTATTTTCAAAATAAGCTGTAATTGAACCAGTGACATTTGAGCGGCCAATACTAGGATCTAAAGTCTCACTAGAACCTACAACGTAAGTGGTAGACATGCCGTTATCTAAGTTAAGAGATAGGTCGGTAATGATTGCAATAGCTGAATTATTCTCATTGATTGTTCCAGTAAAGCTATCAAACGGTGAAGTGGTTGTAGCTGCTGGGTACGTACTTCCAGAAAGAGCAGTGGCTGAAGTCGTCATACCTTTACCCATCATGCCTAGCGTACCTGTGACCATTGCATTAGGAGCAACTGATAGCGATAGAGTGTTGAAATTTACACCTGTAAAACGCAAATACTGATCAACATCTTCAAAATGGCGTTCAATACTAAAGCTTCTGCGAACAATGCCAGCTTTGAGTTGCGCTATACCTGCAGAGGGAGTGTCAGCAGCCCATGTGCCGCCTAAAACAGCTTCTAAAAGGTCATCAAAACTTCCGTAAGAAAGTTCTACGCCAATGTCTCCTGTAATGGATTTGTTGCCGTGTCTAAAATCTGCAATTTGTCGGTCTGCTCTTAACTCGTTTGATTGAAGGCTCTCTTTTGAAAGCCCTAAAGTTGTTGAAACGTGCCGCAATGCTTTAAACGCTGGGTTATTTGGAGTGACTCCAAATGCTGCCTCCGTTATAAAGCCCATAGAGTGTCTTGATCCTGAAGCTATAGCCATGAAATGTTACCTCGGTGTAATAAATGATTGATAAGTGATAAAGATAGGGATGACGTACCACGCCTCGTCGCGTTTCCCTAGACCGCGTGAGGTTTTTGATAGGCGCACATTGACGCCATTATAAGTAAGGACAAGGCCACGCTTGAAATGGTCTGCAATCACATCAGCTTTGATGGTTGCCTCTCCTTTTCCAGTAGACGCTTTGGCACATATGTCTATTTGATAAATGCCTAGATGCTCGTCTAACCCGCTAGAACCTAGACCCGCCTGTACTGTATCGGCTGGCATTAACGTCGGCCTGATATATAGCGTTCCTGTCACGGGTTGAAAGGCTATGTTTTCCCAAGCCGTAGGCAGTGAAAGAGAGTTTGTTCTAGCATCTAATGCAGCAGATATATCTGTAAACGCCGACATTTATAACCCTCCTTTTTCTTTATTTATAATCTCGTTAATTATTTTTTGATACTCAGCGACAGTGACTTTAACCATGCCA